TGCAGCAAGCCTTGCGAGCCGCTTAATTTGGATCAAGTGGTTTGGTGGGACAGCTACGGCTACGAGTTTGCCGTGCATGAGTTCGGCTTTCTGAAGAACCATGCGGTGACGGCTTTGGGCCGCGATGGGGTTGTCCGCAAGGGGCGGTATCTCTTTACGGTGGACTGGATGCAGAGCGGCTGGAGTGAGGCGCCGGATCAGCACAAGAACCACCATCTGATTGCCTTAGACGACGGGCCTTGGATTGCTTACCCAAACAATCGGCTGGTTTGGCATGACCCGGCCTGGATTGAGCCTGCGCCAGAGAAAGAATGGCGGACACCGACGAGAAACTATTTTGTTGAATAAGGGGAATGAAATGATCGGACATAACGGGATACCGGCTTCGCAGCTAAAGAGCCTGATCGAACGGATCGAGCGGCTTGAGGAAGAAAAGGCCGGGATTGGTGAGGGTATCCGCGAGGTTTTCCAAGAGGCGCGGAGCCAGGGGTTTGACCAGAAGGCCATGCGCGCCGTACTGCGTGAGCGCAAGATGTCGGCGGAAGATCGCCGCACACAGGAAGAGCTTTTAGACCTGTACCGTCACGCGCTTGGGATGCTGGATGGCACCCCGTTGGGCGATGCGGCCATGCTGGCGGTGGAGAAGGCGTAATGTTTATCCTGCCGACTTATAAACGGCCTGAAAAGCTGAAGGCGTTTTTTGAGCAGGCACGGCGTCTCGGGATGACATCTCCCGGCTTGGTAATTATCAATGGCGATGACCAAGTGCCGAGCTATCAGGCGGCGATTGACAGCCTGCCGGACAACTGGTCGCACATTGTCTTGAAAAACAACATTGGTTTTATCGGTGCCTTGAATTGGTTTTTCGGGCAACGGCCAAACCTAGATTGGTATGCGCCACTGACGGATGACATTTTTCCGAAAACCGAAGGGTTTGACGTTAAGTGCCTCTCGCTGCTTGAGCCGTATTCAATTGTTTCTTGCTTGGACGAGTCGGCAGACGGCTGTTGGCGAGCGGCTGGACTAAATATTTTGTCTGGTGATTTCGTGCGGGCCTGCGGGTTTATCTATCCGCCATGCACTTGGCACATTTGCGGCGACGATTGGTTGCAAACCATAGGTGCGGCCCTCGGCATTTGGCGCACGGCAACGGATGTTGTGGTTTCAAACACTGGAATGTTCACGACCGGACTTCCGGCAGACGAAACGCAATTAAGCAGTCACCGCGATTATGGCGGTCAGATCATGCAGTATCACCGTTGGCTTGCCGAGCATGGCGGCTACGTTATGGAGCGGGTGCGCTTGCTTATGCAGGCGCGGAATCTCTTGCCCGCCGAGGGCGTCTCTCGCTGGCGGGCGTCGAATTATCCACCGCCCGCACTAAAAGCCGATTGACGGGCGCGACAATACTCCCGTATGGTGTATGCACAACACACGATGAACGGGGAATAAGATGTTAATGAAAGAGCAGATTGCCACTGTAGTTTGTGACGTATGCGGCGTGACGCAGGATCAAATGTTCTCGCCGCAGCGCACAAAGAGCGCGGTTATGGCGCGCAGCCTTGCCATATATCTAATCCGGGACTTGATGAACGTCTCGTCGCCATTTATCGCCAACTTTTTCAACCGCGACCACTCAACGGTTTTGTTCGCTATCAACCGCGCTCAAAAAAATCTTGAGACTTCGGAAGATTACCGCCTCCTGCATCGCAAGTGCTTGGAAAAGATAGCCGAATTAAACGGATCAGCGCGCGCGGTCACACAATGAAGTTTGGAAAAAACATTATCGCGCAGTCGCCGCAAATCAGCGAACGCGATTGGGATATTTTACGGTCAGGCAACTCCCGCGTTAATTTTCAAACCGAGCTTGCCACGCCTGATTCCTGCCGCATCGCTTTGACGCTCTATAGCTCTCAGCCGAAAATTACGGAGCAGGAGGCGAAGAAGCTCGCTAACAAGGTCATCGAAAGCTACCCATATAAATCTACAGCCAAAGTTGGGACTGGCTATGTTGAGGGCATTAGCGATGTTCTTAATCGTTACCCTAATTGTGTGTCTGCCGCTGCCGCAGACTACATTACCTTAGCGAGCAAGTTTATACCGTCGCGCGCCGATGTTTACGATTGTTGCGAAGCCATAGCTTCCGAACATCGTTCGGTCGCAACGATTGCGCGTCTGCACCTGGAAGAACATGGGCGTCGTAAGGCTGAAGAAGAACGCTTGAAAAATCGCGTTACACCAGAGCAGATAGCAGAAATACGAGCTAAGATTGGGTAGTTTTTTAACCGTTATGGCGTGGATTGTGGGCGGTATAGTTTTGCTCATTGCCCTTGTTGTGGCTTTTGGATTTTGGCTCGTATTTTTTACGGACGACGATGAACTTTGATAAGGGCCAATTTCTAAAGTTTTGTTCCAATCTAAAGATTGAGACAAAAGAACAAGGTCTGATGCGCCTTGATAAGCTGCTCGGTACGCAGCAGTACGTCATTGACGAAATCATAAAGGGATTAGAGGAGGACATTCACTTCTTTGTCATCCTCAAGGGACGCCAGCTTGGTATCACCACGATCAGCCTTGCGCTCGATCTTTACTGGCACTTCCTGAATCCGGGTTTGCAAGGCACCCTGACCACAGACACCGAAGACAACCGCGATATGTTCCGCTCTACGCTGTCTATGTATATGGACGGCTTGCCGAAAGAGTGGAAGATTCCGGCCATTGCGCACAACCGCAATCATCTTGCACTAAAGAACCGCTCGCGCCTGTTTTACCAAGTCGCCGGTCTACGCGCCAAAGGCAGTCTTGGGCGCGGCAAAGCCATTACTTATCTGCACGGTACTGAAACAAGTTCGTGGGGCGACGAGGAAGGATTAGCGTCGCTGCTGGCATCGCTGGCGGAAACCAATCCCATGCGCCTCTATATGTTTGAAAGCACGGCGCGTGGCTTCAATATTTTCCACGATATGTATGTGACCGCCAAACGCGCTCGAACGCAGAAGGCTATTTTCTGCGGTTGGTGGCGAAACGAGCTATATAGCGCCGATCCTGATGGCATGGTTTACAAAGTCTATTGGGACGGCAAACTATCGTCTGAAGAAAAGATTTGGACGCGCGACATTAAGAAACTCTACGGCGTCGAAATCAACTCGCGGCAAATCGCGTGGTGGCGTTGGAAGATGCTCGAGGGCATCAAAGACGAAGCCCTGATGTATCAGGAATTTCCGCCGACAGAAGATTACGCCTTCGTTATGACGGGCAGTTCCTTCTTCAGCAATTCGCGCTGCACCGACGCAATGAAAGCAGCAAAGAATACCGTGCCGGACTGCTATCGCTATAGCTTCGGCATGAATTTCATTGATACCCAGGTCATCAAAAGCAATCCCGCGGTTGCAACCCTCCGTGTTTGGGAGGAGCCGATTGACACAGCTTATTACGTCATCGGTGCCGATCCCGCTTACGGATCGTCTGACTGGGCGGATCGCTTCTGCATCCAAGTCTATCGCGTCTATGCCGATGGATTGGAGCAAGTCGCTGAGTTTGCTACCAGCGAATTGAACACTTACCAATTTGCTTGGATCATCGCGCATATTGCCGGTGCCTATCGCAACTCAACACTAAACCTAGAAGTCAATGGCCCAGGCCAAGCGGTCATTCAGGAGCTTAGAAACTTGCGTCGTCAGGCCGCGAGCATCCAGGGCCGTCAAGGCAAAGACCTTATGAACGTCTTGGGTGCCATGCAAAACTATCTTTGGCGGCGCAACGATACTCTTGGTGGTCCGAGCAACAGCATCGGATGGGTGACGACGCCCGCTACCAAAGAGCGGATGCTCAATTATATGAAAGATTACTTTGAGCGCGAGATGATGACCGTGCGCTCGACCGACACGATTGAAGAAATGAAGGCCATCGTGCGCGACGGTGGGGCCATTCACGCGCCAGGACGCGGCAAAGATGATCGCGTCATCGCCTCGGCCCTGGCTTGCGCAGCATTTGCCGAACAAGTGCAGCCTAGATTGATCGCGGCGCGAATTACCCGCGATGTATCAAAGGTGCAAGAGGATAAAACGCCCGAACAGGTCGCTATGGGACGCACAGTGTCCACTTATCTCAAGAAGATTGGTATTCATGGATAACTTTGTAATGATTCCAAAAGTAGAGTTAATGGACATTATGGAGCGTTTCTTGAAAGATAAGAGGCGCGGAATAAGCATGAACCTGTTTGCTGATTTATGCGGCTTGTCGCTACGGGAGCTGACTTATGTTTTCGTGGATCGCGTTATTCCGATCAGCGAACGCACACAAATTAGGGTTTCTAAGGGTTACCACGAATGGAAAAATGGTCA